CGCTTTACAATTATCTTGATCAAGATGCAACACTTGCACAGCTATTTAAAAACGCGAAAGAAAAAGCTGTGAGGAACTCAAAGGAAAGTTTAAGGGAAAAGGCTGCAAACGGACTTGAACGCGCAATCACAGGCTTCTTTGTTGAAGAAACAGAAACGATTGAACGCTTCAACAAGCAAGGCGAATTTGCAGGAAAGGTTATTACAGTGTTCAAGAAGTTTATTAATCCTTCAACAACTGCAATAATCTTTGCGCTGAAGAATTGCGATCCGAATAATTGGAACAATGAAAATCAATTTGAGCAAGGCGGCGAACCGCAAGTGTTCAAGATCGGCAACCAAACAATTACATTCAGTTGATCATAATGACAGAAAAAGAATTTCAGCTTTATGTTGATTCTTTAGTGAATGAAAAAGGCGGCATGCTTGAAGCATTGCACGCTGTTGAAATGAAGATTGATCACATTGAATTTCTTGTTGATGTGCGCGCCGAATTGATAGCAAGAATAAACATGAACTAAAACAACAACAATGAATGAAGTTTCTTTAAGTGAGCATGAAGTTGATATGCTGATAAGATCAATGCTTTATGATTTCAAAACATTCAGCAAGGTTGAACGCTTTATAAGTCGAATGATTCTTGATATTGAATTCGAACAAACAACACGCGGCGTTGATGAATCACAGCGCAACAGCCGCGCTGAATGGCTGTTTGTTTATCAATACTTCATGAAGCATGAACACCTTTACAAACGCGAATTGAAACGGTTGTTTGAATGATAGCGTTTGAACCTTTCCCGAAACAACAAGAATATATTGAAGCAGCGCTTTCGGGGCGCTATCGTTATTTGATGTACGGCGGCGCTGCAGGTGGCGGCAAAACTTATGTATCAATTGCGCTGTTGATTATTCTTGCGAAGTTTTACCCTAACAGTAGAAGCTTTGTTGTTCGTGAATCTTTGCCGCGCCTGAAGAAAACTTCAATCAAAAGCTTCTTTAAGATTTGCCCGAAATCATTCATCAAGAAATACAATCAACAGGATCGCCTTGTGACTTTCGTTAATGGCAGCGAACTTCAATTTATTTCAGAAAACTTTGATAGCGATAAGGAATTAACGCAATTTGATGGACTTGAAGCGAACTTCTTCTTGCTTGAAGAAGGGCAGGAACTGCAAGAAAAAACGTTGAACAAGTGCGCACTTCGCGCAGGGCGAAACATACTTGCATCAAATCCAAAGCCTTTGATTCTGATCACTTGCAATCCTTCGCAAAATTGGACTAAAACAAAATTTCACGCGCCCTATATTGCAGGAACTTTGCCTGAAGATCATTACTACTTGCGCGCAACAATGCAAGACAATCATGCACTTCCTGAAGAATATTTGAAAGGGCTTGAAAATCTTGATGAAGTAACGCGCGCAATATTCGTTGAAGGCGATTGGGAAACAGTCGATGTTGAACGCCCTTTCGCATATGCGTTCAAGAAACAAAAAACAGTGCGCGCCGATTTGCAGTTGAACAAGAATGAACCTATCATTCTTTCATTTGACTTCAACGTTGATCCGATTACATGCATTGCAGGGCAATCATTCAATGATTCAATTCGCGTGCTTAAAGAATTCAGATTACGCAATTCAGATATCTTTGCTTTGTGCGAAGCAATACGCGTTGCGTTTGGCGATCGTTTGTTTATTGTTACAGGTGATGCTTCAGGCGCGAACAGATCGGCAATGACGAAAGGCGCTTCAAACTTTTACATGATCATAAAGCAGGAATTGAATTTACCGAAAAGCGCGTTTCGTGTTCCTTCAGTGAATCCTTCAATCAAGAATTCACGCGTGCTGTTGAACTCACTTCTTGAAAAGCACAAAGATTTGTTGATCGATGCAAGCTGTCAATTCTTGATTCAAGATTTGTTGCACGTTGAAAGCAATGATGAAGGCAACATCAACAAAGCAAAGGACGCGCAACAAACTCACTTGCTTGATTGCTTTCGTTATTTCCTGTGGACTTTTCACAGCGACTTCATCAAGTATTTAAAATGATGTTATCTTTGAAAAAAAAACAGCATGCCTACAAAGAAAAGATTCAGCGCAAAGTTTGATCGATGCGTTTCTTCAGTGCAAGCAAGCGGCAAAAGCAGCAGCGCTTCTTATGCGATTTGTCAAGTAAGCATGAATAAAGCAGGCGGCGGCATAATCAAAAAATCAAAAAAGAAATGAAGCTATTCAGGCGCAAACAACAACAGCCCGAACTTGAAATTACAACAGGTTCGAAAATTCCTTTGAAACATGTATTCACTGAAAGCGGCGGCGTTAAATGGTATGAATTTGAAAATCCTTTAACGATGCCTGCAAAGCGCGCAATCGCAGCTGAAGTTGCAACGCGCCTTGCTGAAATGAACATCACAAAAGATGTAATGATTCAGTTGATCGCGAAGATGAAAGAACACGCGAATGAAGGCGATATCGTTGCGCTGTTCTCAATCCTGAATGAAATTGAATTCAGAATGAATTACGCAGGCGAAGAAGAAACGTTGATCGAACTTGCTGCTTGTTATTTCGTTCGTGAAGGCGAAGATGAAACAACCTTTGATGAACTGCAGCGAAGAAAGAAAATTGAAATGTTGAAATCAGATTCAGCGCTATTCAGTTTTTTTGTTCAAAGGGCGTTCGAACTCACAATGAACTATTCGAATATATCACAAACAGATATTCAAGATTATTTGATTCGAAACGCCCAAAACAACGAAAAGCTTTTGCGACTTATTCGCAACAAACAATAGGCGCTTACATTGACAACATCAACTACTTGAATCAAATCATTTGTGAAAACAAAGTAACAGAAATGAAAGCGCTTGAATCTTTATCAACTGATGAATACTATCAAACGCTTTCGACTTACTGCAGAATCGTTGATGAAAGAAATGAAGCGATAGATCCAAAGCATACAAGCAGCGCGCAAGCAACAGGCAACAGCAACAACAAGCGAAATTCATTAAGAAAATAAACTTCGAAACATGGCTGTTAAAAATGTTCTGTTTAAGATTCAAGCCGATACGGCGCAACTTCGCAAAGAACTTGATTCAGTACGCGCGCAATTAGGGCAATTGAATGCAACAGCCGATAAGGCGCAAAGCGGCTTTTCAAAGTTAAAGGGCGCTTTAGGTGGCGCGGCTGCAGCGTTCGGAGGTATTCAGATTGCAGGCGCTGCTTTGAATTTCGGAAAGGGCGCGCTTGATGCGGTTTCAAGTTATGAATCATTGAACATTTCGTTTGAAACTTTTTTAGGAAATGCAGAACAAGCGAAGATTACACTTTCACAGCTTGAAGATTTCAGTGCTGCAACGCCGTTCACAAGTGAGCAAGTGCAAAATGCAGGAAAGGCTTTGCTTGCATTCGGCGAACCTGTAGATAATCTTGCTGTAACGCTTGAACGTTTAGGCGATGTATCAAGCGCAACAGGAAAGGATTTCAACGAACTTGCTGTGATATATGGCAAAGCGCGCGTTCAAGGAACTTTATTTGCTGAAGATATCAATCAGCTTACAGAAGCAGGTGTTCCTATCATTGATGAATTTGCAAAGCAGTTCGGCGTTTCAACAGCTGAAGTAAAGAAGTTAGGTAGTGAAGGAAAGATTTCATTTGCAAACCTTGAACAAGGATTCAAATCATTGACTTCTGAAGGAGGGCGCTTCTTTGGTTTAACTGATAAGTTAGGGCAATCAACGGCAGGAAGAATTTCAACGCTTGAAGATAACTTCAAAAAGCTGCAGCGATCAATCGGCGAAGGATTGCTTCCTGTATTTGAATTCTTGATTGATACATTCAGCGCGGCTATTGAAGGCGTTCGCGAACTTCCTGCTTTCATTGATAGAAACAAAGTTGCAATTACTTTGCTTGTAGGTGCAACAGGCGTGCTTGTTGCGATTCAAACAAGAGAACTGCAAATTGAACAAGCAAAGAAAATAAGTAAGGCTGCAAACCTGATTCTTGATCGTGCGAAGCTTGCGATTACAACTGTTCAAAATACACTTTCACGCGCACAGCTTGCAATTACAAATTTGCTTACAGGTGCAACAACAGCACAGGCAACAGCAACACGCGCGGCAACAATTGCGCAACAAGGATTGAATGCAGCATTCAAAGCAAATCCTATAGGCGTAATTATCGGAGCGCTTACAACGCTTGCTGCAGCGTTCTTTGCATTTAGTGATTCAACTGAAGAAGCAAATACTGCAACTGATAATTTCATTTCATCACAAGAAGCACTTGCAACAATTGAAGCTGAAACAGCAAGGAATGTTGCTGAAGAAAAAGCAAATCTTGATTTGTTGTTTACTTCATTGAAGCAAACAAATGCAGGAAGCGAAGAAAGAAAAAAGTTAATTGATCAAATCAATTCAACCTATGGAACAACGCTGAAGAATATCAGTGATGAAGCTGAATTCAACAGGCAGCTGAAAGAAACTTATGATCAACTTGCAACATCAATTCAAAAAGCGGCGCGTGCGAAAGCGGTTCAAAATGAACTTGTGAATCTAACAACGCAACAGCTGCAAATTCAAAATGAAGTGCAAAAGAAAATTACTGAAGCTTTTGCAAGGGCTTCAGCTTTAGGACAGCCTGTTGATATTGAACAACTGAAAAAAGATATACCAAACTTAACTGATGAAATAATTGCAGAACTTCAAAAGCAAGCAGGCGTATTAAAAGCGAATGATCCGCGCTTTCAGTTTCGCGATTTAACGCAAGAAGAAGCTGATGCTTTAGGCGGTGCAGGTTATGCAAGCGCTGTTGTTTCGGTAAATGAAAAACTAAACAAAGAATTAGAAGATGAAGTAAGCAAACTAAAAGCAACACAATCAACAATTGATTTGCTTACAGGTGAAATCATTCGCAATCAAGATAAAGTTGAAGCAAAGAAAAAAGGCGGCACTGATAAAAGTAAAACTGAAATCAACGCTGAAAAGAAGCAGGTTGAAGATCGAATAAAGTTGCAAGATGATTTAACGCGAAAGATTCTTGAAGGGCAGGAAAAAATTCAACAACAGCGAATTGAATTTCAAGATCCTGTAACGCCTGTAGGGGAAATTGAACAGGCAACAGGGCTTGCTGATCTTCAAAAGAAACAAGCTGAAGAAGAAACAAAACGATTAAAAGCTGAAGCTGAAAAAAACGGAATTCTTACAGCAACAATTGCAAAGCAATACGATGAACTTGAAAAGATTCAAAAGGAGCAAATCGAAATTGAATTACAAAAGAACATTGAAAAGATTCAAACGAAAAGTTTAGAAGAACGCGAAGCGGCGCTGAATGAAATCAATCAAACGCAATATGATATTTCACTTGAACTTGAACTTCAGAACATCAAGAAGCTTGAAGATGAAAAAGCAAAACTGAAAAAGCAATATGCAGAAGCACAAACAAAAGAAGAACGCGAAAGGCTAAAGAAGTTGATCCC